TATTGATGTGCGGAGTCCATTATCAACGTGTTCAACAGAGTTGTCCACGCCACTCCCGATGGCATCTTAAATTTAGTTGTTATTGAGCATAATAGTTCAGATTGTTCCCTACCGTATTCAGATGTTTTATAAATAGCATTGTAATCGGTTCGGGTTACAGTGTCTAGGAATTGTTTTGGGTCTATATGGTGTATATGGCCTGCGTTTGCTAGGTATTCCATTATAGCTACGAAGGGGTATCTGTTGGCTTCGTTGTGGCTCTTGTCGAGCCCGCTTATATCTATCGTAGCTTGTCTTGTGTATCCATCTTTTTCATTTTGGTTCAGCCAGGCTTCCTTATCTGCGTAAGTTTGTCCTATTCCCCAACCGGGTAGGATCTGTGCTAGGTAACCTTCTAAGCTGTTTATTACTGGTCCTGCTTCGTATTTGTCTACGGCAGCAGGTGCGTATATCTGTCTTATTTTCTCTCCTACTGTTTGTTTCTCATCTTTGCTAAAGCTTTGTGATGTTGGTGGTTTTCTTGATAATAATTCGTACTCCTCCCATATTGGGTCGATCTCTAGCTGTTGTCCATAGTTTAGGCTGTTATACCATTTAGCTGGATCGTATTTGAATTCTTTCAGTGCTTCTATCACAGGTGGTAGATATATCTCGTCACAGAATTTTTTAAAATCCTGGGCTACTGTCGGACTAGGTCTTGGGCCATTTTCAAGTACCCTTTTCGCTGTTGTAAAATTATTTACAGCGCATAGAGTATATGACATGGTGTTCCAAGTCTCGGTGGTGTGTACGTTTTTTGGTAAGAGACTATATAAATGAAATTTGTTGTGGTGTTTGTCACAAGGGAATAGATGTTTCATTTGGTCGTAAGGCGTCATGGTGTCGACGTTGTTAAAGTTCGTTCCCATTTTAATACCTTCTCCTGTTGCAAATTCAAAAGCGTGTATGTTGAACTTGTCATATGTTTTTTTGTCTACACAACGGGCTTTGGTTAGCATATCCTCTTGTGTCAAATCCGGCATTCTGTCTAAGAATTGTTCGTGTTCACAAGGTTTTAAAAATTCACAGGGCATTATTTGGTTTAGGCCTGTGTTGGTTTTGCTCTCCATGCCTCCTTTCAAGCTGGGTTTAGTCTTGCTTTTCTTGGCTTGTTTGATCAGCTTTTCTACTTCTTCAGTCGTTGCGTATCCTCCAGGATAATAATGATCCTTGGTTTTGTATATGACAATAGTGTCCTCATAGTCTTTTGGTCCTCTTAATAGTATTGTGGTTGGTTTTGGATCTTGTGACTGTATTAACAGATTCATTTCCATGGCTTCGGGCATGAATTGCACTATAGGGTCATCGGCATAAACCGCGTCTCCCATAGC